AGGCGCTGATGAGCCTAAGGGAATAGTCACGGCATCGCCTTTTTGCGGAAATGGCAAAGCCGAGGTAAAATAATCGAAACGCTTGCCTCTTTTTTGTAATACATAATCAGCTATATTGTCGGGTCCGTCGTCTGTATCAACGACGAGTGAATTTTGTAAATTTTGATCACGAAACCATTCATTCCATATGAGATTTGCTCCGCGGTGATATATTGAAATTGGTGACATTAGTTTTCCGACTGGCAGTCCCATATAGTCGGATATGTCATTTGTTGTTGCTGTATATGGTGAAAATTGTGGTAATTGAAAATCTATTGAATCTGTTGGATTTGCTTGTTCACCAAAGAATTTTTTGGAGTTATCCCATACTAATCTAAGCGGTACAAAGAAGAAATGAGTTGACATGTACATGTTATCGAGTACAGGAAAGAGAGGTGTAGCCAGTCGAGCAAATCCAGTTGTTTTTACATTGAATGTATCACCCGGGAGAATATCATCGACTAGAAATGGTATTAAATAACCGCTATCGAATCCGGTTTTATATCCGAATGATCGATCAAAACTTGATCTTGGTGATGAAATTTGAGGTACTTTACTAAAGTCGTGAGCCATTACTGATTTCATATTATTGTCCTATGGTTGGGCATCCTTGCCCGTTTTTATTATGCTTGTTTTTTGAGTATTTCAGGATCGGTTGGCCATGCTGCGGCAATGTCGAATCCTGTTCTAATACGTGTTGTTGATTGATGCATAGTTATTTCGCCGTTCGAGTCGTCGAATTCACCAACTGAATAGAGTTCAAAGTCTACTGTATCGGGATTTTCTTTTAAAGAGTTTTCGAATGCTCGAATTGCTGTTGCATCATTAATTTCTGAAAATGGTTTATGAAAGATTGCTGCTACTTTATCGTAGACTGAATATAATTGAATAATCATGTTAGAGACTCCGTTTGAGTTGTTTAAATTGTGCCTTCTTTACTGTTTCTCTAGCTGATAACCGAAGGCTTGTGTTGTCAGTAGAGTTATAACCTGATAGTGCTCGCGCTGCTTTTATATCGTCATACATATCCGGTTCGATAGAGCCAAGGTACTTGTCATAGTATTTTGGTGGCTGCATTCTAATACCTTTGATTGTAGTAAAATCTTTAGGGTATACGTCTCGTGTAAAATTAGCAATCCAATTATGAGCAATGCCAGGACGACGAGACATCGTTGAGTATTCAGACAGGACTGGAACAATTTCGCCAGTAAATTCGTTAATTCGTTCATAATGTCTTAAGTCTGTCTTTGGATTTATTTGTTCGGCTAATGGACCATTAAGTTTTTTCATGCAATATCGTGCTACATAAGCAGCCGATTCAAATGTCATTGTTCCTATTGTTACGAATCCGTTTTGCCATATTTTTTCGAGAGTCTTGCTTGTGTATATAGGCTCACCACCCGGAGAGTTGAATAGATACTGCCAATCGTCGAAATTGTACCCGAATAATATTGCGTGATAATGAGGTCTATTTGTTTGGTCTCCATATTCACCACAATGATAGTATCTTATTTTAGCTTTTGTTTGTTTTCTAAGACGTTTCATAAAATTTTGAAAGTCTTTTTTTTTTAATCCGCCATCAGGCGGTAGATTTTCTGCATCATAAGTTAGTGTTATAAAGCAGTTATTTTCGTGCATGCTTGCTTCATGTACGCAACGCATAGCCCATTGTCGTGAGGATTCGAGACGGCAACCGATACATTGACCACAAGGAAGCTCCATAGGATTACCTCCTTTTTTGTCTGTAAATTCGATTTGTCCATCATGTAGCCGATAGGCCGTTAAAGGATGGAAGCACGCCATATTATAAGCGGGTGCCGCCTCGCATTGGTCGTACGCCCATATTCATTTTATTAATACGGTTTCCTTTTTTCCATTTACGGTTTGAATTACGTTTTTTCATTTTGAATCGCTTTCGCATTTCATTAACTCCAAGTCTGATATATCGATCATGTTGAGCTGTAATGCTATGTCCATTATCTGTTCATTGTCAAGTTCATATTTTATTGCGAATGCTTTAAATGATTCAAAATCAGATTTGAATGCTTTTTTAAATTCGCGTTTGAAAGGTTTAGTATATACACCATTTAGTTTAATCATTATTTCATCCTTTTGTTAGTTTGTATATATATTATATATGTTATTTATGTTATTTGCAATATGTTATATTGCTTTTTTGACACTTTTTTTAAAAGGTGTCAGTTAGTACAGTTACATCTAGTAGGTTGCTGTACTAATTCGCCTTTATTTGGCTCAGGTTTCACCCTAGAGACTACCGCCCTTCGGTTGTTGGGCAGACGCTAAGCAATAAGCAGAGCTTATTACTTTTCGTCTACCTCTTTTTTGTTTTATTGATTTATATCAATTTTTAGCGTTTTAATGGCAATTTTGCCTATGCGCTAGCTAATCGGCATGTGCCATTGTTTTAACGCTTTTTGTTTTTTTATTGGTTAATAAGAAAGGCCCCTTTCGGGGCCTTTGTTACTCAGCTACCGGCTTTTGAGCAGGCGGAGCCTCTGAGTTTGTGACGATGACCTGAACAGGTTCATCTATTGGTTTATGAGTTGCTAGACCCATGTCTACCAAGTTATCTTGGTTTTCTGGATTATGTATATAATCCATAAATAGTGCTGGATTGTTATCGAAGAATTTTCGTGTATCAGATGGTAATTGATCGAATGTTTGTTGTGCTTTTGTGACGGCTATCATAGCCTCTTCAAAATCATTATTGGGTAAATCATCGAATTGAGGTTCCTGTAATGCTGCGACCTTTTGCAGCATATCAATTCCGTGACGCTTTACTATTTTATTTATATTGACTTCGTCTTTGTGACTTTGTTCCGTTAGTATTTTTTCAGGGTCACATTCTAATGTGACCTTGCGTGTTTCCTTTATTGTTCCATCTGGATTATGAATTCTGAATGACATTATTTTCTCCTAATATTGAGGGATACCGTTTTTATCCCAGTATTTGATTCTTTTTGCCCCTTTATATCCAGGCTTATTTTGAAGCTTTTTACCTTTAATTTTTTGCCTTAGTTTTAAAGCATATGCTTTTGCCTTATTATATTTTTTCTCAACATATGTATCTGCTGTGTCGAGTGATTTATTTATTTTGTCTATATATTTTCCTTGTTTTGCATTAGTCTGGACATCTTGAGCCCATTTTCCGAAGTTAAGCATATCGTTTTTAATTGGAGTCCAGAATGTTTCTCCTATTTGTTTTTTTGGTAGGCCTGCTTGTGCTACGTCCGTTTCTACCGTTGTTTTTGCTGTTTGTGCATTTATATTGTTTACTTCAGCTATACCTTTTTTTAATGCCATAGCTGTGCTTACGCTGTTTAATGCATTAGCCACTGCCTGATTAGTTCCAGCATGTGGGTTTTTTATATCTGCTCCATGAGCATTTGCTTTAGAGCCGGAACCGGCAGCTCCGGCCGGCGTTGATGCATCATATTTTCCTGCAAGTATTGGGTTTATACCTCCTTTTTTCATATCCTGCATGCGTCGTTGTACTGCTGTAGATGACATTCTTTCTTGAAAACCCATTTGTTTTGCTGCTTGTGATTCCTGAAATGCCCTATTTTTTTGCGCTTCTGCTACCTCCATAGCATTGCGCGCGTTTGCTATATCCCTATTAGCGTCGTTTGCTGAACTTTGGCCCTTATTAGATAGAAAACCACCTAATATAGAACCGCCGACTCCTATTGCTGCTGCGCCGAGTAATGACATTAGAAATGATCTATCATGCCGGGGATGCCATGTATTGGCATTGGACGTGCGCATCTCATACTTGTATATGTATCGAGTATAAATTGCGGTTCCTGAGTTGAATAAACTACTCTTTCTATGGGTGGATTTTCTTCGATGAAATCTGGTCCTAATATTGGTAATGAACCGAAATCTTGGCTAAGGTGCCAAGGGTCGAGAGTAGCGAATCCGAATGTGGGATTAGATCGTAGTATTCCTGTTATTTGTGAATTTTTAAACCTATATTCGTTATAACGCTCTGTGTAGCCGAATATTTCGTCATCTGTTGAGTTACCCTGGAAGTATATTTCTCCATTTAAGATTTCTTGTTCGCCTAGCATAGCTAATGATGGCCAATATATATCATACCGGGTGGCTTTATTAAAGTTACGAGGCATGCCTTGTTGATATGTTAAGTCTGCGTTTACGCTTACGAATCCCATGATGAATCCGTGTTCTACGAATGATTTTGTGAAGCCATGGTTATTAAATGATGATGTCCCGTAGCCTGCTAATTGACCAACTGGTGTAGATGGTGATATCCCGGCTGTATTTGCTACCGGTGTTATATTTACCGGTGTGCGACCACCGCCTAAGAATTCTGGGCGATAAGATATGTCGTAGAAGTTTACGCCGAAATGATTTTTTACTAGTTCTGAGTAGCGCGTTCCACCTCTTGCGTCTCGTTCCAGAAGCTTTTGGACTTGAAATGCTTCTCTTAAATCATTGACGGTTGCTGATGTTGAATTTGTAAGATCTACTACTAAATTTTTAGGGTCAACATATGCTGGTAGTGGGCCTGCTGTATTTTGTAATATACCAAATGTATTTGTACCTAAATGTGCAGCGTTAGTTATTAAGTTTCCGTTATCTGCTCGTCTGATTTCTGTACCTAGTTGTGCGCCTGTTAAAGATACTACGGGCGCTGATGAGCCTAA